CGCAGGACGTGATGAACACGTACGCAAACCCTAAGGGAAAGTTTGGCACCGTCGTCAAGGGTAACTGGGAATACGACATCGCTACTGGAGAGAAGGTCCGACATAGCGGACCTTCTCTCCAGTAGCGATGTCGTATTCCCAGTTACCCTTGACGACGGTGCCAAACTTTCCCTTAGGGTTTGCGTACGTGTTCATCACGTCCTGCGGAGTCCACTTGGGATTGTTCGGATCCTTCTGATTCATGGCGTATGAAGCCTGGATCAGATCATCCCAAGCGGACAGGATCTCGGGCATGCCCATATTCACATCGAAGCCCTTGATCTTGTTCATGACGCCCTGGTTGACGAACTTGGTCAGCTCGTCATCGGTCCAGTCCAGGGGTGCAAGTCTGGCCTGAGCGTACGACTGGATGTTGGTTTCCTTGCTCGGATCGACAGTAGCTCCACGACCGGTAGGATCAATCATCTTCATCTGTCGCTCGTATGACAGCTGCTGTTCAGTCTTTCGACCTAGATAGATCTGGGACCTGTCGTTGAGCTTTCCCGAAGTGGCACCGCCTTGAACCTGCTGTGCAGCCCCAAGGGCCTGCAGGAACCATGCAGGTGGCTGATCGCCAGATCCAGCAGTTGGCTGGGGCTGGGCGGGAGTCTGGTTGTACCTTGGGTCCGGCGTGGGTGCTGAAGTTGGACCGGCCATTACTTACGCTCTCCCTTGATCTTCTGGGTCGTCTTGGCTATCTGTCCTTCAATGCCGAACTGCAGCTGATCGTTAGCCAGGTACCTGTTGAACAGATCATTGAACTTGGTGTCCGACTGCACTAGACCCAACTGGACGTTTCCCCAGATCTGGGCAAGGTCGGCATTTTCCAGTCGACCGTCACTGTCGCGAGCAGTGAGACTGGTGTTAGAGCGCTGCAAGAGCTGAGCCTGAATGACATCGCGAGCCTGAAGGTAGAGCTTGAGTGTCTGCAGGTCCGACCTCATCGGGTCGGACATCAGGGACTGATCCTGGATGATCTGCTTCATTGCGTCGATCCTGCGAGGTACAGCGTTCTTATCCTGAGTGCTAAAGTCCTTCTCCCATGCAGGATACTCTTGCCCGACATGCTGAATCACGGCATCCTTGACTAGCTGGAACTGCTCTGCACCTGGGTCGGTGTATGAACGATATCCCGCTCGAATGAGAGCGGCATCAACAAGGCCGGCATACTTCTTGTACTGATCCCAGCCAAGAGACTTCTCGTTATTGTCGATGGCGTCGTATGCCGTCATCTTCTCCCTGCCGGGAATGCCAGCGAAGTTCATATCCTGCAGCATCTTGTTCGCAGTCTGAGAGAACTCGCCACCGTTGTACGGACCGACGATCAGACCGGCAAGCTCCGGGTGCTCGCCGATCATGTCCTTGTACTTCTCGGCCGTATTGACGGCCGACGTGGTGCTGTTGATCCCGATGCTCTTGTTGAGAGCTGCAGTGAATCCGTAGTAGTCGGCACCATAGGTCTTGAGGAACACCTGGGATGCGGTCTTCGGGTTGAGTTCCTGTAGCTGCTTGTACTGGTCGACGAAGAACTGGTACGGAGTTCCCTGCAGTGGGGACATCTGGACAGAAGTGGGAGACACGAACTGAGTGAGGGCCTTGAGGAACGTGAACTGCTTCGAGTTGGCAACCACCTTCTTCATGTCAGGTTCTGGTCCACCATTTGCATGCTCCGCAACCTGACGCTGCCACTCTTCCAGCATGGTCTGCTGGAACTTGGTGTTGTCTGGATCATCCCCCTGCCACGCAGACCACAGGGTCTTCATGTACGCGGGAGTGACAGAGTCCATAACGCCCTGCGGGCCATACGGAAGAACCTTTGCCCACTGCAGGAAGTCGCCCATACTCGGAGACATCTCCGCTACCTTACTCCCCGCGATCTGGACGATAGGTCCAGTACCAGGGTTCCACCATGGATCACCAGGAAGGATGGTGTTCAGGCTGGAGAACGGGAGAGTGATTCCCCCTTCCGGAACCCCACCCTGAATTCCCTTCACGTTCCTCGTTCCCCCGGGAATCTTCAGGTGCAGGTAGCGATCCGACTGGCTGACGAACGTCCGATCGATGATGTTGCCCTTTTCGTCGCGGTGGGTAACGTAGCCGTCCTCATCAACCACATTACCATTCTGATCGGTAACAAGGTTGGCTGCGACAGGAGCGTTGTAGATCTTGGATGCAGTGTTCAGAAGTTCAGGCTTCTCGGCAACCAGACCGAACCAACGCTCGAGACCATCGACATGCGCCGCCATGAACGGCGCGAAGAACCTAAGGGCCTGAGTAGCAGTGGTTCGCTGAGGATCGTACACAACCTGAGACAAGGTGTTGCGAGCACGCTTGTCTGCGGTCTGCATCATCTGGTTCATCTCATCCTCGGTCACACTCATAGGGAGACCGTTCTCAGCCTTGTATGACTTGTTGGCCGTGATGAGATCCTTCATGTGTGCCATCTGGGCGCGGACATAGATCGGCTGGCGAGACATGATGTCGGACGGAATGGTGCCCAGGTACTTGAAGCCTGTGGCGATAGCATTGTCCATCATCGAGGAGACCGACTTCTTCTCCTTGTCGGTGATCGACTTGATCTCCTCATCGTGGATCGACGGGAAATCCTCCTGTCGAATCGAGTTCCGGAGATCGGCTTCGGTTACGTCGTCGCCGTTAAGCAGCTTCTGGCGAAGGCCGGTTCCCTCTGGCAGATACTGGTCAAGGTGAGTCTTGAGGAGCCCAAGGAAATTCTTGGGATCCTGAGACTGGCGACCGAAGTTGCGAAGGTGCTGGCGACCCTCGGCACTCTTGAGGAACGACATGGCCTTATCGCCAGTCGGATCCTCCATCAGCATGCGGGCAACAGGATCGTTGCCGAGCTGATGGTTGATGGCCCTGAGCCATGCATCCATGTATCCAGGCATGTCCGGAGTGGACGTGGTCCAGCTTCCGGTCTTGATGTACTGAGACTTGTTGATTGCTTCCTGCCTGGCGAAGATACTGGCCATGGCATCTTCACTGGTGATCTGGTCACGAGGAATTACACCGGCCCACGCCTTATTGAATGGCTGTGGAACTTCCTCCCCCATGAAGCTGTAGGTTCCCTCACCGATTCGGTACTTGCTGCTCCGCGCTGCAGCCTGACGAAGCATCTCGTGGGAGTAGTCCGTGAACTCGTCGATCACACCCTTGACTCCATCGAGATCATCCTGGTGGATTCCGATCTGATCCATGAGTCGATCGCGAGTATCCGGATCCGTCGCCTTCGAAAGGCGACGCTGCTTGATGGCGATCTGCTTCTCAAGCTCGGACTGCATGGAACGGTGATCCGACAGATACTTCTGAACCAGGGGAAACGCCTTATTGACCTGGACGTTTTCAACCGGCAGCCCGTTACGTCGGGCTGCCGCAATCATGTCAGGGTCGAGAATGCTGATCTTTCCACCGGGACCGGAGATGAGTCCGACGTTCTGGGCGCGGTTGCGGATGAAGTTCCATCCACCCTTACCGGCATCCGCCATAGCGGACAGCAGGCCGAACTTCACAGCACCGGCAACCATCTCTTCCGATGGTGCACGAAGTGCATAGCCAGCACGGAGAAGCGTGCTGGCCTTCCACATGCCGTTGAATCCATCGGCGAAGGTCTTGATGTTGTCGGATACCTTTCCGCCATTCCTGGTCAGCAAGGAGAAGTGTCCACTGTTGCGGGAGAGGATCTTGTCGAGCTGGTCAACGTCGAGTAGTGGATCCGATGCGGCGAGCTGAGACTTGAGGAACGGTGCGACACGGTGGCCGTACCCGTCTTCGATGACATCGACATACTTACCGCTCTGAGTGGTGGCAGCACTGAACCTGCTGCTGGTCGGAGTGCGACCAGTCAGCTCATACATGGCCTTCTGCCAGCCCTCACCGATGATAGTGGAAGCAAAGTCGGCAACGTCGTCGTTCAGGTTATGGCTTCCAACCATGTGGCGAACAATCTGCTGCTGGATATCATCCAGTGCAGCACTACGCGCGACCTTATCTCCAGCACTGGCGTACTGGTTGATGAGCGCCAGACGGTTCTCCTGGCCGAGACCTGGAACCCTCTTGAGCATGTCGTTGACACGATCCATTGCGTCGTCTGCATTGTGATCAACGAATCCCATGGGGACTCGATCACCGAACGACTGGTAGACCTTGAGCGGGAGAGAGAAGAATCCACGCTGGATGGTCCGGGTGAACATGTTGGAACCAGTTGCTTCGTATGCATCACGGTTGCGGGTAGCCGCCTTGATGGCGGCGTCCGCAGCATTCTCCGTATCACGCAATCCAAGGGGACCCATTCGGTACGCCCTGCTTACGGTGCCGAACAGGTTCGCACCGGCGGTGGTGATATCGTCAGGGTTCTTTCCGAAGTTCCTACCGAGGACATCGGAATACCAGTCAGAACGGGAGTTCAGGCCCTCAAGCTCAGCATCCGCAGCAGCGACCATACCCTTCTGCCACTTGGTTGCCCGGTTCACCCACGTCTTCGGGGTGTAGTTCGACTGGATCCTCTTGCCGAAGATCGCATCAGTGGCCTGCTCATACAGGCCCTGCTGAGTTGGAGTAAGACCATATGCCGCCTGCGGCATCGTCCCGGCCTTTCGGGCCTGGACGTAGTTATCCAGGATGTCGGCATCCCAAGGATGATCCGCCAGAAGATTGCGGTTGTCCTGAGCCTTGCCGATCTGAGACACCAGATCCTTGGATCCGGCGGTGAGTTCGGTCAGGGCCTTGTTGTCGCCCTGGGTGTAGCGCCAGATGAGAGGCATCTCGTCACGAGAAGCGCTACTCAGCACCTGGCCGATAGCCTCACGCTCCGCGATCTTTCGACGACCGCGACCCCAAACGGGATGCTGGGCAATCTCGAAGGCGGACTTATCCTCAGCCCAGTCGAAGAACTTGTTCATCCTGTCGGACGAAGAGATCTCCTCGGCGGTCTTAGGTCCCCCGAATACCGCCCTTCCCGCCTTCTGTGCAGCAGCTTCGGTTACACCGCTGACTCCACCCTTGGCAAAAGCCTGCCCAAGGGTTGGGAGTGGTGCGGTAATCTCTGCAGCCTGGAGAGATCGGGCACCCTTAACGGCCTTGGACAGACCTGCTGCAGCACCACCGATCGGATCGGCGACATTCGCAAGGAAGTCCATGGTGCCGGTACCAACGGTGTACTTCCAACCGTCACGGTTACGCCAGTAGTCCGAGTCGTACAGGAAGCGCTCAAGCTGCTGCTTCTGCTGCTGGTTCAGATTTCCAGTGTCGGGAATTCCGGGAGTGTCCTCCTCGTCCGAAGTCACGGTGCGCATGGTGTTGTACGCTGCCTGACCTGGCGAGATGTGCTCAGCCTTGTGCCATGCATCACTCCACTGGTCACCAGAGAAGAACGTTCCTCCACCATAGATGTCAGCCTTACCACCCATGAGCAGAGCAGTGCTCAGAGGCTGACTCACATAGTTGCTGTACAGCCAGTAGGCTCCAGATGCAAGCTTTTCCAGCGGAGTAACAACAACGGCATGCGTGATGTTCTTGGTGACGCCCCACCCTGGAATATTGGACAGGGCCCCATCAACGGAATGCCACGCGGAACCGAGTCCACTCATGATCTGTTCCATAGCGCCAGCCCTCTGCTGGCGCGCCTGCTCATCCGCGACACTCTGTCCATAGATGGCGGCAGTATCCTGACCGGAAAGTAGCTGGTCAGGGGTAGTCGCAAAGGTGAGGGCGGTGGACGGGTCTGCGAACATACCCTGCCCAGCGTCACTTACGTTCTCGGCCCACCACTTCGAAATGGTACTGCCCTCCTACTACTGCGAATACTTCATCTGCCGGATTAGGTTGCGTGCCGAATCGGAAGATCCAGGCTGGTTGGCCATCCATTCGAGGAACGGCATGTATGAAGCGATGCGCTGCTTCTGTGCGTCGTTCTGCGGGGGCATGATGGCCCCCGCACCTGGACCAAGGGAAGCGCCATCGGTCACCGGCTGGTTCGGCATGGCACTCGGTGCACTCAACGGAGTCACCCTGTCGGCAGGATTGCCGAACAGACTGGCGAAGTCGGTTCCACCCGGAAGGCCTGGAGCCTGGGCCATAGGAGCACCCTGCTCAAGCTGCTTGTACGCCTTACCCTCCCCGTAATCCGGGTTGGGCAGGTCTCGTGCAGGCTGGTCAGTCCGCTTGCTGAACTTGCCCGGCCCGGATACGGGGATGGCCATGGCTTACTCGTGTCCGGCGAGAGGTGCGTTGTGAGAACCGGTTCCGGTGGTGGTTGGGGTCTGGACGATAATGGTGTCCTGCCACTCCGGCGACTTGGTTGGAGCCTGGTGGCGGGAAGTACCCTCGCTGGTGGACTCAAGCGTGGGGAGCTCCGGAGGCGGGAACATGCCACCCTTGAGGGACTTCCACACGCCCTCCATCGGATGATCCGAGAAGAAATCAGACATTACTTAGCCTTCCTGATTGGGTTGGTCTTGGTGACCTTGATGAAGCGAGGGCTATGGCAGAACGCACACAGTTCCTCACCGTTCTTTTCGATCCACTCAGGCTGAGTACGGATCACCTTGGCGTAGCGACAGTCGTGCTCATTGTCCATTAGATCTGGATGTTCCTTCGGGTCTGAGCCGTCATTGTAGGTGCACCTTCACCCTTGAGTGAGGCAAGAAGTCGCATCATGTCACCGCTTCCCTGACCTCCTGGACCAGTCGGAGATGACCCCATAGGGCCGCCAGGGGCGCCTTGAGGGGCGCCCTGGCCTGGCATTCCAGGTGGCACATTCTGAGGCTGCTGTGGAGCCTCCTGGGGCTTGAAGGCCTCAAGGACGGATTCATGTACGGGCTTGCCGCCCTCGCGAAGCTGGATGACCTTTGCAAGCTTAGTCAGAAGTTCGGATGGATCCTGACCCTGGAGAGTCAGATTGCCGATGCTCTGCATGAGCATCTGCGTTCCAGCCTTCAAAGCGTCTTCGAAATCTTCAGAGTCGACCTGTTGCTGCATCTGCACAACATCGATCTGCATGGGGAGCTGGCGCTGAACAAAGTCACGGGAAACGAGCTTGTCTCCTCGGAGCTGAAGCAGGGCCACGATGGCTCGCGCCGGATCCTGGCCTGCCGCAAATCCATAGGTGACGTCAACCGAGTAGTTACCGTCGATGTCCTTGGACGGGATGTACGTCTCTTCGAACGGAGTTCCCTGGACAACACCACGGATGGTCTTCTTTTCGTTCGGCCACAGCTTCTCGTCCATCTCGAAGGAGAGGCGAAGGGCTGCCTCCAATGCATATCCTACCACTTGCTGGCCGGTAGTGATAACGGTGTTGAAGGAGCCCATGAGGGCTTCAACGCCCTTACCCGTGATGATGGAGGATTGCAGCTGCCCCTGACGGGCAGCTGGAGATCTGGTCGCAGCGTTCAGTTCCATCCCCATGAGCTGGGATTCCTGATTGGCGAACTGCGGCATGTCGGGTACGAGGTAGCGAGCCTTGTCCGGGTTGTCGGAACGGATGACCGCGTCATCGCCGAACTCCATAACCGTTACATCGCGGGGAACGAACAGCGGAGCACGAACAGACTTCTCGGTTGCCTCGAGACCCAGCAGGGCCATTCGACTGCGGGCAAGGTACACCCACTTGGCGTCATCAAACATTCCGCGGATCTGACCGTCGTGAGACGGTCGACGGGCCACGGAGATCATGATCTTACCCATGGGGTTCGGCATGACCTCTGCGATCCGGTTGCCGTGCTCAGGCAGGAACATCATGATCTGGTCGTCATCCTGATACTTGGCGACCTCCACCATGGTGTCCATCCACCGGTTATCCTCCTTGCCGTAGATGCTGCTCGGAGGCTTGAGGGCGGACATGAGCTGAGGATACTTGGCAGCCAGATCGATCGCCTTCTGACGCCAGATGCGAGTATACGACTTCAGCACTCCGAACAGGTTGAACTCCGGATACGCACTGATAGGGTTCTCGATCCGGATGATCGGAGTCTTGCGCTCAAAGTCGGGCTCGACCGAGTACACGGCCATGCCGTACGTGTTGTAGAAGTCGCAGAACTCGATCTGCTTCCCGGCCTCAAGCCGGGACGTCAAGATGTAGTGTTGTGCGACCTTGGTTCGGCGGCTGCTGAACTTCTTCGCCCGCGCACTGGTCATAACGGAGTTGGTGCAGTTGACCGCTGGCATGACTCCCATGACCTCGGAGATGTCGCGTGCGGTCGTATCGATGGCATTCGCCACGATCGGCTTGGGCCATGCATCCGGCATGGAGCCGGGGACAACCTGTTCGATGTCCCCGGCCCTGATGTCGCGCACGTCCTTCTGGCGCTGATCGCGGTCTGAATTAGCCTTGCGAAGCGCTTCGACCTTGTTATAGATCTCGCTAGGCGTGCGGACCATGCCCACTCCTTACTTTCCGAGGAGGGCCTTCAGGGCCTCTCGGGTGCGATTCATCTGCCACGTAGTGTTCTCGTCGGAGCCAGCCTCTCCGCTGAACACGGAGCCCCACCAGTAGATACTGTCCTTGATGAGTACAAGGCGCTCTTCCTCGATGGCCTGCTTGACAACCGCCTTCAGTTCATCTGGGGTCATATCCAATACATCCTTTTGTGATGGCGCGCCTCCATTGGCGCGCCTGACGATCTCCGGGAAGATGACATTCTTGAACTGGGCAACGCGAGCATCGCCCGGACAGGCGGTTCCACCATCAGACCACTGAGGAAACATGCGGTGAAATCCATAGCCTGGAGCATCCCAGGATGGACAGATCTGCAATGGAATGCCGTGCTGCTGGTGTAGCCAGACTCCAAGCTTGATGATCTGCTCAACCTGGGCATCAGTCCAGGGATCGGTGTGATCCAGATTGGACGCGGACTCCAGGGAGATAGCCCGAACGTTAGCGTACATGTTCGCATCCGCACGAGTCTCAGTTCCAATGAACTGACCAAGGTCCCCATCATACGCAAGACCGAAGTGGGACTCCAGGTTGGTGGAATCCCGCCAGTACTCGTAGATTCGCTGAACGGTCCATGGTGCCGCGATGCTATGCAGAATGAACTGCGTCGGAACAATTGCAGCCTGGGCATCGCTCTCGGGCTGCAGTTCCATCTTTCTTGCTCCTGGATACCAGGCCATCCACTTCCTCCGCCATGTGCTTGATGAGCTCCAGGGATTCCTGATCGAGCTTGAGATCTTCATGAAGGGCGCTGCGATCAGACGCAGCCGCCCTATTGCTGCTCATGAGCAGTATCGGGGTAGCGAACGCAGCCTCCGCACTCATGAACAGATTAGCAAGGATGAACGGGTAGGGGTCAAATCTAAGCCACTCCGGCAGGAGAGTGTTCCACAGGAACCACATCACAAGGAGAGTGGCCTGGCCTAGTACGAACTCCCACGATCCTACGAACCGGGCAAGCCTGTCGCTTGCCCGATCCCATGCGCTTCCTCCAAGCATTACACCGCCCTAAGGGTCTGGTTCGCCATGTGGTCCAGATCGACACTGAACCTGCGATTCCTGTCCCGTTCCGAGAGGAACGGGTTGTTCCTGCGCTTGGCGAAGAACGAGTTCTCCGACCCCTCGTTCACCAGCTCACGCGCACGGATCTCCGCGAACCACAAGGCCATGACACAGTCCGTCTTCCGCTTGGACTTCCGTCCCGGAGGTTCGGGTTCCCAGGTGGTCAGCTGTTCCACCAGGGACTTCACCCCTTCCCCGCTCGAGCGGGAAGGGAGACGAATCAGGTTCCTTCCGGACTCATGCCCGTCGAACAGGGTGGACATGGACGCGACTCCGAAGTCCGAATCCCACTTGTTGTTGCCGGTGAAGTGCTCACGCAGTAGACATCCCCGACTGGCCAGGAACTCCCTCAGGGGTTCCGACTGGGTGACCATCATGTTCATGGCGTTCTTCTCGATACGCCACTCGTTCATCTTGTACTTGACCGTGAACTCCATGATCTTGTTGAAGATGTCCTCAGGCTTCAGTCGACCGGCAGTCCAAACGTCCACGACCCACCGAACTCCAGTCGAACGATCGACCGCCAGAACGACGGCTGCCGAGTTACCAGTGATAGCAGGGTCGAAGCCTCCCACGATATAGCACCCATCCATACCGTGCTCGCGATGACCAACGGCTCCTCGCTGCATCGGGCCTGCTGCACGCATTCCATCAATACAGCCGACCACAGCCTTCTGGTTGAAGATGGCGTCATCAACCACGTCTTCCTGTTGGTAGACAAGAGCCCAGTTGCGAGGACCCATGGAACTTCGCCTTTTCGCCAGGCTTGGTCCATCCCACATAGGGTACAGACCGTCATCATCTGCGGTAACCGAATTGCGGGCCGCGAGAGAAACAGGCTTTCGATTCGTTCGGGGCCAGAGGGTGACCCAGTCTTTCTTGTCCTCAGCGTACTCGAGAACAGCTGGCTGACTGAGGTAGGTCCAGGGAGAGTCTTCATCGTTGTAGTACTCGTCCTTCATGATCTCGGAATACAGATCCTGGGGAGCCAGGCGCGTCCCCACGAGAAGCATCTTACCGGTTGGACTCAGACGGTTGTACACCTCGCGCTGCATCCAGTCCATCTGCTTCATGAACTCGTGAGCGTTCTTGCCGGTGACCGTGTCATCGAAGATGATCAGGTCTGCTCGGTTTCCGTAGATCTGCCCTACGAGACCCAGTGCCAGGACAGTAGGAGTCGGCTCACCGGAGTCTCGCATGGAACTGGACACATAGATGGAGTCCGCCGTCCAAGCGGCGGCGTCCTTATCAAAGCCCCCGTCTGGAGCAAAGTCGATCTGAAGCTTGCGGTACTGCGGGTTGTTGGATGCAAGACGATCCTTGATGGCTCGCAGGAATCGCTTCGCCATTTCCTGGGTCTGCGACACGATGATGATACGAACGTTGGGATCCTCGCAGATCCGGTACGTCACATAGTTCACAGTGATGGTCGTACTCTTCGCGTGCTCTGGAGGAGTGTTGATCATCAGGAAGTCCGGAGAGGACTTGATGTACCTCTGCGACTCGTGGAGATTCCGAGGCTTTCGACCCTCCAGCATGTCCAGCCACTGAAGGTGGTGGTTGAACAGCTCGGTATCCAGGTACTCCTTACAGAACCGCTCGAAGGAGATCATCCCCCGACTCTTGGTCTGCTGGAAGTTCTCTACCTCGTCCGGAGTCTTGAGATTCCGGATCTCCTTGATCTTGTCGTCGGACGCCCTGAACTGGGCGTCAGACTTCCTCCAGTACGCTACAGCAGGATCGGTGATACCGATCTCTCGGCAGGCTGCTGCACGACTCATACCAGCCTGAGTCAACTTGAGAAAGAGATTCTTCTTCTCTCCAGTGGACAGTTCTCGTTTGATTTCAGCCTCCTCATATAGGGCTCAAGGGATGCATTGGGCGAAGCCCCTAGCATCCATAGAGCCAGAAGCTGAATCAGGTTCACCAGGTGAAACGAGACAGCCCCCTAAAGGGCTGTCTCTTACGCGGGAAGGGGATTCCCAGAGGGAGGAGATTACGGGGTTTGTACTTGATACAACTTAGACCTAACCACTTAGGGGCCCTTGAGTGGTCGGCATCATGTAAGCCTTGGTGCGTTGGGCCCGTTGCCCAGCCACCCTTTAGGGGGTGGCATGGGCCTTGGCCCTTGGCACATACCTTCGTAGATGCGTAGCACTTACCGGCCCCTTGTAACTCGTAACCGCTCTCGCCTTGAGGGTAGCATACGCAGTCAAGTTTCCGCAAATTCCCGGGCGTGTCGTGATCAAGGATTCCAGTGGTCTAGACAGGTGGTACCCAAACGACCCTTGTCCCACTTGGGTCCCAAGACTTTATGACGGAATTTTTGTAGGACTCACCCACCCACCCATGCCGCCAGTTTAAAACCCCCGGGTCCATGACAGGTCGTACACGGTGGAAACCAAAGGATGCCTGATGACCATGGAATCTGCGGCTCACTCACTCCCCGCGCCTAAGGATCCAAGGTGATCATGCCCTGTTGACCATGGACTCAGTGGATGCATGTACATGCGCTTGCGTGCATACGTACACATGTGCGCGTAAGGACAGGTACCGCACGCGTAGTGCCTACGATTGCCAGGCGATGAGGCCGAATGAGCTTGGATGTGGGGGACTCCGACCCTCCCCATCATCGATAGGTAGCCATATCACCCATTGGACCATTGATTCAAAGGATTAGTAGCACTCCGTGATTGTGTTGTGCGCGGGAGTAATGAAAGGCTCAAGAATGCATTCAGGCCATGAATCAGGGGAGTTTCAGCCAGTTCACCGTGGATTCGAAGGCAGGCCCCATAAAGGGCCTGCGATTCATTTGTTCTGACCATGGACACGTCATCGGTGTGGATACGATACACCGCATACGAAAACGGCCTCTGACCTGCAGTTCTTGACAGGTCTCATGATCTGGAGGAACGTTCTCGGTGTCAGCAGTACCGAGACAGTGAACGGAGGTTTCAAGTGAGCGACAAGGTGAACGAGTACCTGGCCTACCTGGACAAGGCCGTGGAGCAGGGCGAGAAGCTGATGCGCTTCGGTGAGTGGATGAGGGTCAAGGACCTGATCCGCTACTGCCACTGTGGTGGCACCATCGCCACCAGCACCAACCGCTGTTCCATCTGCTCCATCCCTGAGGACTGCTACTAACCGCTCGCCCCCAGCACCATCTAGGACGAAACCTAGGCGCCCTTCAAGGGCGCCGATGGTCCACGGTTTACTACCGTGCTGATGAGTCCAGAGTGGTACGGCTCAACACCTTGACAACGGCACATGCTTTGCTAGTCTTGCACCTAGCTTTACTGGACAGCTTGAGCCGGACACCTCCTAGAGGCCAACGAGGATCAAGCTTCTAACCGAAGCTAAGGGACTTGACAAAGCGAAGTAAGTTGCTAGAGTCGAGACCAGCAAGACTGCAAGACAGTGGGAACCCTGCCACTGTCCCAAGGTAACACTTAGGGCGCTCGGTTCGAGAGTGGCTTACCTGGTCCTTGACCGGAGATGCTAGGATCCTCCGAGTAGCACAACGGAGCACACAGTCCCCAAGCTGTGTGATGCCACTCCGAGTACACCTTGGGACCCGAGTACCGTAAGGCTCAGGTGCGGACCTGGACAGGCCGTAACCCACCATGCGATAGGTGGAATATGTCCTAGGCCTCATGACATGAGGTAGTCAGGGAGAGTGGTTAGCTGTAATGGCGCCACTTGAACTAAGCGCTCGAACCTTGATAACTGAACAAACATGGCTCCTCTGAGTTGAGCTTGGCGATCCGCTACATGGAAGGCCCCAGACGATACACGCTGCGGACGAATGTGTGGTAGGTAGCCAGTGGGATGGACGTAAGCATCCTCGAATCTCTCTTCTCTTCCTGGTTGGGAGGGCTGCTAGTGGGTAGCACCGTTAGCGGCTCTCCCGGAGAGTCGAGATCCTAAGCCTAAGGATGAAAGACGCTCGCGTCTGAATGGGGCAACCCGGCTGCGGCCACCTACGGGACGAACGGTAAGGATTTCGATTGTCCAGGGATCCGATCCCTCAAGGATCGGATCTTCAACCATGGAGGGAACACATGGCGAGCCTGCAACTTACCTTCTTTCAGAAGGATGAGCGCATCGGATCGGAGACGATCTACGATGCTCTCAGCCGTCCGGAACAGCAGATCAGGGCCGTGGAAATGGCCAGGATCAAGTATCCTCAGGCCGACAAGGTGACTGGTCTGTACAGCGGCTGGTCCGGCTCCCGTTCGTTCACGATCGAGAACCCGTGACCGCCCGTAAGGACAAGGGTGGCAATCAGACGCCCGAGTCCATACATCAACGGCAGCTCAAGTGCACGCATCCCCGATGGGATGCGTGGTACGTCCCCTACTGGGACCCCAAGCACAAGTACCGCACGTGCCTGAACTGTGAGAAGGTCGAAGCCAAGTACATCGGTTGGTAGGAGTCTTCATGTGGGAACACGTCTGCACCATCGAGGATGATGGTGTCAAGTGCACCGAACGAAGCACCGTGGCTACACAGTGTTTCCGTTACGGTGACGAGAAGTTCGACCGTGCCATATGGGTCGAAACGTGTGAGATCCACTCGTGGGAATGCAGCGAGATCGTCAGCATTCTCGACGTTAGCGTCTACAGTAAGTGACTGTGACCAAGGTTGATCAGCGGCCCTTCACGGGGCCGCTGGTTTTCCCGGCATCACAGCCGAAACCAGAGGGAGAGAACAATGGCCTACCTGACCAAGAGCAACCCCAACTTCGAGGCCACCTTTCTGATGCCCAACGAGAACACCGGGGAGAGTGTCTGGGTGTTCGTCTCCAAGATTGGTGGCGGGACGCTCGGGCGTGAATACGATGGCTGCTGGGACGTCAAGGTGGTCGACTTCGACCAGAAGGAACTTTTCAGCGACGAGATCTACACCAGTCTCCCGCGTTCCCACCGAAAGATGGCTCACCTGGCGGTCGAATCCTATCTGTGACCACGGTTCGCATTCGTCTAGTACGAATGCGTTCCCGGCATCACAGCCGAACCAAGGAGGAGAGAGCATGACCGCACTGTTGGTCCCCGTTATGGCTCACGAGCTTAAGCGTGGCGACATCATGGTCTTCCCTCCCCGCGTGATCGAATCGCGGGGGAAGCACAGGCGCTCGGAGCTTGACCGCTACGAGGGCACTGGTGAGTATGAGGTGTGTGGAACCATGCTGGCCGATGGGGTGATGAAGGTGTTCTGCGCCGACGAATCCCTCACGGTCCGCGTGATCCACATGCACTTCATGGCCGAGGTCAACACGCTGGAGTGGGTGTGAGTAACTTCAAGGAAACCCGTGCACTGATGCGCTCCGACATCCGTCAGAGCGAGCCGCCCAAGAGTGGCATCAAGAAGTCCAGGAAGTTCGTTGAGCACAAGCTTACCGGTCTCAGCAGGAAGCAGATCACTGTCGGTAAGACCGCTTACCGCAATGGTCGACGCATCTGCGAGGTCAAGGGTGTCGCCAAGCACGCCAACAGGCTGCTTGGCCACCTGATCTTCGACGAGTCCGGTGGAGTGTGGCGTTACAAGAAGATCGGATGGGACCGCCTGTCCGTGGAGGCGCACCGCACCAAGAACGGTTGCGCCACTATGTTCGCCAACCAGCTTTAAGGGCCCGAGTAGTACTCAGGGGCACGTTCGAGACGTGCCCCTTATGAACCACTCGGTTCAGCCAGAGGAGAGAGAATGGTCCACATCACCGAAGAGAACATGCTCGACACCCTGAGGGGGATCATCGAGGAGAGGGGTGAGAACTACGTCTATGAAGGCAGCGACGAGTCGGACAGCTGCCTGTATGTTCACCAAGTGAACGGCGATCTCGTTCCCGGGTGCCTTGTCGGCACCGCGCTCCACCGCCTCGGGGTTCCCTTGCAGACCATGACGTGGCATGAGGGTGCGAGTGCCCATGGCCTGCTCCGTAGGCTGACCAAAATTGGGGTCATCGAGGGAGGGGCGGACCACATTGCCTTTGCCCTTAATGAGGCGCAGGCCTATCAGGACAAGGGATCCAGCTGGGGCTATGCCCTGCGTATATATGAGCGTCGCATGCATGAACTCAAGTTCGAAGAGAACCACGAGCCCGAGTAGTACTCGTGCAGCCAGCCTTCAGGGCTGGCTGTGCTTTGAACCGCTCGGTTCACATTCCTGCCAGGGAAGAGAGAATACGATGTCGAAGCTCACCACCATCTCCACCATCCACCACGCCGTGCTGTCCATGGACGACAGCGACGTCCAGGCCCTTGCGGCTCTGCTTTCCGTCGCCAAGGGCAACACCATGCGTGCCGCTGGTTCTCTCGGCCGCATCAAGGCCCTCTTGGAGACGGCCGGTGGTATCGGTCTGGATCACACCGTCGCCGTGGTGGACGGCATGGTCGTTGTCAACAAGCGCTGAGTAGTGCTCGGGCATGCGTTCCCTCTCCCCGCGAGGGGGCACGTAGTGCCCTTTGAACCACTCAGGTTCACCCTTCACCAGAGGAGAGAGACAATGGCCTATCGCCATATCCGCACGGAAACCGACATCCTCAAGGGTTCGGAGTTCTTCAACGGGAGACACGGGAATGACAAGGTGATCGTACTGTCCCCCTTCAGTGACAGCTCGGGCAACCATTACGTGGCCTTCGAGCTTTGCGGCCGCTTCCACGTGGTCACGGATGCCGCGTTCCGTAAGACCTACTTCGAGAAGTCACTTCACACTCTCGAGCGTGGAGACATCTTCCTCATCGACACCGACACCGCCAAGGGTTCCTACTTCCTGGTCCTCAGCGACGACCAGGATGAGAGCACCGTTGTGCTCCGCATCGGCCGCGACTCCGAGGGCAGCTACTGGAGCCACATCGCCAGGGGCATCATCAGCTACTATGTCAGCGCCCTGTCGAACGGCGACTACAGCAAGATTAAGATCGTGGGTGGACTGGCCTCGCGCGGCTACAAGATCACCGACCTCCACTCCTGACCACTGAGAGCGCACGGCTTCAGAGCCGTGCGTTGTCACGGCATCAGGAATCACCTGATACCTACCAGAGGAGAGAGAACATGGGCTTCTTCGGAAAGCGCGACAAGACGGTTCAGGGGCAGGACACCGCCCCGCAGGTTCCGATCACCAAGAACGTGATGCGCGTCACCTACTCGGATGATCGTGGCAGCCTGATGCAGCATGACGTTGTGATCGACCAGCGACACTCGGACGACTTTAACGTCCGTCACGTCATGGCCACCAACGGCACCAACCCCTACCAGATCCACCGGATCGACAAGGTCGGGGAGGAGCGGGGATGAGCTGGTTAACCGGCATCATGAAGGCCAAGCGTCCCAACCCTAAGGTTGGTATGCGGATGGACTTCAAGCCGCAGAGCGTCGAGATCGCCAATGGCGAGATCATTCGAGTGCTCAGTAACGACTCGGTCGACATTCGGATCACATGGTCCACCACCAGCATGTTCGGTATCGGGATGGTCTACTTGATCGACCTGAACGAAGGTAGCTGGCACATCGTCCGAGAGGACGCATGGTAGTCCCCATGACCATACTTTGCACGCACGATATCGTGCGTGCATTGTAGGCATCATGGTGATGTCCCGGAGGAGAGAGATAAGTATGAACGACAGCATCTTCGACTATTGGTCGCGCTCGGAGGCTGCCGAGAACTTCGGCATCTCCGTTCCCACGCTCAAGAAGCAGGAAGAGGCCGCCACTGAGGCCGGTTACGGCCTCTCGGATAATTTCGTCCGCAAGTCCAACACCAAGTTCTGGCACAAGGATGAGTGGAACCGAATTCAGTCGGCGCGTCTCCAGAAGTACATCGACGAGGCCGTGAAGCTCGGCCTGGTGGTCACCATGAAGACTCACGACGAGCTGATCGATGCCGCTCGTCAGTCCGGATACGACAATGGCTACGATAAGGGCGTGGAATCCGTCGTCGTGCACGGTGAGATCCCGATCGATAGCACCCACGAACTGAACGAACTCGAGGATGTCGAAGCAACCGGCTATGTGGTCGGAGGCTTCCAGCCCCTGAGTTCGCTCGGACTGTAACCCTCCTCTGGTTACTGGAAACGCACGGCCTAAGGGCCGTGCGTTTCCGGAGTATCAGAGTGGTGCTCAATGCCAGAGGAGAGAACATGAACGAGAACCCCTACGTCCTGGAATACTCCTTCGTGCCCACCGAGTGCGGCAACTTCGTCATCACCTCCAAGGAGCTGAAGGACGACGTCTACTCCATTCTGGGCGGCTTCTCCTACGGCGACAACATCGCCGCCACCGGCGTCTTCTTCGTCGGTGAGCTCGAGATGCCGAACGTGGAGGACTTCGTCAACTGGGCCAAGGAGGTCGAGCGGGAATACCTCGCAGGCAAGGACGTGGAGCACGCTTCCGTCAAGGTCATCAGGGCCCACCAGTCCATGGAGCAGGTGTCCGAGCAGCACGCCATCTTCCGCTCCTTCATCCAGGTCGACCCGCAGTACTTCATCGACGGAACCAGCCTGGAGGAGCAGCAGGCGGAACTGGTCATCAACAAGGAGGCCAGCTTCTCCGAGCTTATGGACGCCCTTGAGCAGGCCGCCATCGACGAGGCCGAGAAGTGCGACTGTGACAACTGCAAGGAGTTCCTGGCCGAGTAACAAAAGCTTCACCTACCGTGCTGGCACACGGTGAGTGATGGTGATGCACATGGGGGACGAGTGAGACAGCTATCCAATTTCAAATCCTGGGTAAACGCCCCTCACGACTCCCTTCCCGCGTAGTCGTTAGTAGTGTTTCGACTGGGAGTTCCCTACTGGTTCGGGGAATCATGTGTATTGCCACCATCCACCGTGGATGGACCTGAGAGGAGAGAAGATCAATGGAACTGAACCTCCGCACCGTCGTTGAGCTGGTGGAGAAGGTCATCCGGGAACGCGGTGAGAACTACATGTACACCAACGAGGAGACCTACCACCGGGTCCGGACGTGCACCAACGTCCTGTTCGACATCGTGGACTTCGAAGGCATCTGCGATGTCACCCGCAAGCACAACAAGAAGAACTTCCGTCCCGGCTGCATCGTCGGTTCCGCTATCCTGTCGACCGGTCTCGTGGACATTGACTGGTTCTTCTACGACTTCCGAAACTCTTCCACCGCCGAAAACCTCCTGGAGGACATCCGGAGGGACTTCGACGTGACGAGCACTGGCATGGCCAGGGACTTCCTTTCCTGCTGTCAGGATCTCCAGGACGACAGCAAGGGCTACACTTGGAAGCAGGCGTACGACTACGCCTGGGAGCAGGTGCTTTCCCGCATCGATAGCGACTTCTACAACGAGTCGTTCGTGCATGACGAGGGTGATCTGGAGTACATCCAGGAATGCTTCGGAAAGTTCCGACCCGAGGAGGAGAATGCCGCCGTCAGTAGCTGAAATCAAGGCTGTAGTCAAGGCGCTGGAGGACAAGTATCCGGAGGATGCCACGTCTAAGGACGTGGCCCTCCGGGTCATCCAGGCTCTTGATGTTCAGCGAGAGAAGTCCGACAAGTGGATCACCGTCATCCAGATCAAGCTTCCTGGTGGACAGTTTCACAACTTCGCGCTCGGGCCCTTCACTACGTTGAAGCGGGCTCAGACGGCAGGTGAACAGGCGATGCCGAACACCATGCTGTACAAGCGTGACGGTGATGCCAAGTTCCGAGCGGTTCCCGTGGTCAACAACGAGAAGTCGGCCTGGGAATCGGTCCGCCCCGAACAGGCGGACCATCAGGCATACATCAAGGAATCCATCGAGAGATGGGACCCCAGCGCATGGATCAATGCCCTCAAGGAGAAGCAGGGCTGGGGCCACAGGCCTGACGCAGTCAAGGAACAGATCAACAAGGAAGAGGAGCACTCGTGATCACCGGTGACCCTAATCGCATCGAGGCCGTGACCTACGCCACGGCTGATTACGTCCGGGACGTCATGCGTCACATCGACAACAACATCAATGGTACAACCGACCATAACCAGTCGTTCGACACGGAGACTTCCCGCATCGCCGACGACCTGAACGAAGAGTATCAGGGCTGGTTCGGAGACAACCGATACAAGATCACCATCGTCGTGGAGAAGATCTGACATGATCCATCGAGAGAGCTGGGTAGTCCTGGCTCTCTCGGTTCTCATTCTGTTCGGCGCTATCCTGGCGACGCTGCTGCGTCCGGAACCGACATGGAATGGGCCGAGAGGCAAGGTCACCCAGAAGATGTGGACCCAGGAATTCTGGCAGGCTGGGGAGCGTCTGTACCCCGCTCGCTGGTGCCTGGAACTGAACTATCGGGATGAAGTCTGCGTACCGGAGTCCGACTGGAACAAGATCGCCATCGGCGATTGGTATGGAGCCAAGTGATCAACGAGACCAAGTTCATCCTCGCCCAGTGCAACGAGGAGCTCTCGGAGCATGACATGATCGACGAGCTCATCGGCTGGGCTTTTGACAGCGAGAACGACGCCAAGGAAAAGGCCAACTTCGGGGCCAGGCTCGCACCCCAGAGCAAGATCTTCAAGATCACTGTCTACATCGAAGAGGTGAAGTGATGGGAACCCTGACCATCTTCTGGAAGGGCAAGGACCCGACCGTTCTCAAGGGAGTCTCCAAGGGGGAGGGTGAAAAGGCCGGACGTAACTTCGTGAACGGAGAGTCCATCTTCGTCCACTACGGACACGTCTCCGGCGTGTCCAGCGTCTACGGTACCGATCGAATCAGCGAGATCGACGGACTCGGGTACGAGGAGAGTGTCGCATGAGCTACATCATCACCATCCAGACGACCAACGAAAAGCTCGAATACTACCACAACGTGGACAAGGTGGACGACTTCGAGACCACGCCAGGCGGTGTCGCCATCCAGTCGAACGGTGAGACCACCTTCTACCCGTGGGCCACCGTGTGGAAGATGACCATCCGTGAGACGGTGAAGAAGTAGTTCCAGAAGTAGAAGAGGGGCGCCCTTCCGGGGGCGCCCCTCTTTCATTCAGTCTCCCCAGTATCCACCGGTCAACCGTCGAGCAGCCGCGTTGCTCATAGCCTTACGACCCTTGGATCGAGTATCCCACTGTCCCATCCCCGCTTCATAGGGATCTTCATTCATGAGCTGAGTAAGTGCCAGGACCGCACGTATCACACGCTGCCTCGCCTGGTGCTTACTGATCCCATAGATGTGAGCGATCTCTTCGTCACCAAGATCATCTTCATATGCATAACGCAGAATCTGCTGCTGGAGCGGGGGAAGGAGGTAGAACGATTCCTTCACCTCCGCGACCTCGTCCTGATCCTCATCGAACAGGAACGCAGGAAGCAGGTCGTACACTTCCGAAGGCTTGATCACTCGCACTCCTCGATAATCAGGGATTCCCCGTCATCACCCACGACCACAACTTCCTTCACTTCGGACATGCCCCTGTCGTCCGAGTTCAAGGATTCCCACATCACCAGATCCTCCCGTCGAATGCGAACCGACCGCTCGAGGCGACGATCAGCTCGGGAAAACTGTTGACTCCATCGTCATGAACCAGGCCGAAAGCCTGGTTCCAGGTAGAGTAACCGTCCTTCAAGTACGTCGCCTTGGACTTGTCCATACCGTGACCTACGTTCATAGCCCACCGAGTCCTGGCAGAGTTTCCTGTACCCACTGCTGTTGTGACGAGTAGAGGTGTATGGGTGTGCCCGTAGACGACGTTAGCGTCATACTCCCGGCTTCGATCCAGTCCGTACTTTCCGGGGACCGAGGAGTAGGCTCGCTCGTGTCCGTGCACGAGCATAGTGTCACTGGAGACACGAAACGGTCCAGCGACGAGCTGTACACCGGCTTCATCAAGTCCGGCCAGGACTCCGAAATCCAGCGAACGCAGGCCTGACAGGCCGGGTGCGTTGTCGGCAATGTACTTCTCCGTTCGGTCATCGTGATTGCTCTTCACCATGAGCATTCCACAGGATCGACCGGCAGCCTCTCGAAAGGCTGCCAGCACATCGGATGCCTTGTCGAACGCCTCCTGAAGCTTACCCGTGTATTCGCCAGCGGTTCCCTTGACCCACCGGCCGACCTCGGTCGAGTCGGTAAGGTCGCCGACGAAGGCGAGAACATCGGGTTCGATGTACTCCGTTACCGCAAGCAGCTTCCCCAGATACCGCTCCACGATGAGCGGTTCCTGGGGAAGCTGCTTGCGGTAACGGA